TTTTAAATATAAGTTGAGAAAACTTTCTATGGAAGCACATCCATGTGGCACGGATGAACATGGTGTTGATTATATGAAAGGCAAAGCAAATGATTTTATAGCAAGATTAGAAGGTCTTGGTTATCAAGTAATTGCTGATGTTCAAGTAACAGATAAAGGGGAGTTGGGAAATTTGTGGGCAACAAGACCTCCACCAAAAATAAAAATAGTTCATATGCTTGTTGATCCAAATGGAGAAAGAGAAAAAGAATCGATAAGACATCTTGAAAAATTATCCGAATATTCGGGTTGGAAATATGTACAAATGGTAAATCCTTTATATAAAGATTTACCGCCAAAAGATACATGTGCTAGACCAGATGATGTACAAATCAAACCCGGTGAATATAAATTAACACCTACACATTATGGTAATTATTCTGCACATAGAGATGCTATAAATGAGCATTTAAATGAAGAATTTGATGCAGTTTTGTTTTGTGAATGTGATGCTATTTTTATAAAACCAGTGCATGAAGTCCATAGAGCAATTATGGATCGACTGGATGATATAAATCAGTATGATCTGTATTATATGTCTTTTGGAAAAAGAATTCCTGATTGGAATCACGAAGATCATGCATATTTTGGCACAACAGATAGAATGTCTGAAGCACATTGTTATTTAATTTCTACAGAGAAAAAGAGAAGAACCTATTTTAGAAAAAAATTAAAAAGCACAAAGTGGGACACATATGACCTGTGGTTGAATAATAATATCTTTCCAGATAAGAAATGTGGCATAGTAAAATCTCCTATTTCAATTCAATGTTCTGGAGAGTCATATCTAGATAATTCTTTCAAAGATGGAACTACTTTATTAACAGATGGCGATATAGAAATAAATCATGAAGAGTTTTAAACTGTCTCTTGTGACTTCCTGTTATAATGCTGAGACTTATTTAGAAGAATTGGCGGGTTCTGTTTTTTATCAAAATTATGATCATTGGGAATGGATTCTCGCTGATGATTTTTCCGTTGATAATACTCGCTCGATAATGGAAAAATTAAAAAGAGCAGATAATAGAATAAGAATAGTAGAGCCTAAACATAAGAAAGAAATTTGGTGGAATCCACAAATTCATGCGGTTGGTGATATTGTATGTCATTTAGATGCTGATGATGCAATTTTACCAGGAACATTTGAAAAAATAATTCATTATTTTAACTTGTTTCCAGAAGCAGTCTTGCTTCATTTTAATGCAAACAAATATCATAATGACCTGCCTAAAACTTCCGATAATCTCTTTGATAATTTTAAAGACAATGTATACATGTCAAGAGATAATAATTCTTTTTTAGAAGGATTTGAAAAGTTATGGCCTCAACGATCAAACATTTTTGGATATTTAAGAATATTTAAAAACTTACCATCATTACATTTTCCAGAACATGAAGATGGAGATGCTTGTTTATCAAATGATGGACAGTGGCTTTTGCACTTAGAAAGATATGGAAAATGGTTAACAATACCCAGAACGACATATCTTGCAAGAGAACACGGAGAGTGTGAAAATTTTAGAAATTGGAATCCTCGAGGTGAAGCACAATTAGTTATAAATGAAAAAGAGGAAAGAAACAATTTTATTTTAGAATATCCTAGAAATATTAAGTATTTTGATGATATCTATGATTTAGCAGAATCCACTTATTTAAGCAAATTAAATTATGAAACAGAAAGAAAACTTATAAGTTTTTTGAATTTTGATTATACCCAAGAACAAATATCAAAAGTAAGGCATTTATTTTTCGACCATGATATAGTTTTTGATAAGCATTTGAAAAACATTTCTTACTTTTTTGTTAAAATAAATTTAAAAGATACTCCACAAACAATATCAACCATTATATCTAAATTACCTGTAGCGAATTATGAGTTAAGTTTTTTTTCAGATAATATACATTTACATGAAAACAATCGTACACAGTCTAATAATATTGAAGACATAAAAGAAGTTATTGCATCAGATGGTCGAGGTGTTTTTTGGTATACACAAGATAATCGAATACATTTTGTTTCTACTGTTCAACGAATAACAGAAGCACCTGAAGTTATTTTGTCTACTCAGAATGTACATGTTTATGATGCACAAGAGAAAAAAGAAGAAGATACTAATTTAAAAATAATGCAAGTACACGTTGGTTGTGGTCTTGATATTCCACCCAAAGGATATGGAGGATTAGAAGAAGTCATATATCAGTATATGAGAGTAGCAAGGGGCAGAGGACATGAAGTAAGTTTAAAATGGTTAGACGACATAACACAAAGTGATTTAGAAAAATATGATGTGTTTCATAATCATACTGGTGGTTTTTATGATTTGTTGAAAGATAGATGTATACCTTATATTTTTACGATGCATGATGCTTTTGTTAAAATACACGGAAAAGATTCTCATTATTATATGACAAATAATCAAACTATAAAGAATTCCTTGTTCAGTTTAATACCGTCTGAAGATATGATAGATTATTTTTTATATCCAGAAAAATTGAGAAGATTGCACCACGGTGTAGATACAAATTATTTTTTTCCACAAGAAAATAAAAAAGATATACGATTAATTTGTGTGGGAGGAGGAGATGAGAGAAAAGGGTTTCATTTAGCAGTTCTAGCGGCGAAAAAATTGGGACTCCCTATAACAATTGTTGGCCCAGACTCAGTACATGAAGATTATAATAAGAAATTTTATGATATTGTAAATGATAGTAAAAAACACATAACTGCAAATCCACCCCAAGACTTGTCAATTACTGGAAAAGGAAATCCAATTGATATACATCTTGCTGGTAATGTAGAAAAAGATGAATTGAGAAAATTATTAAATGAACATCATGTGATGATTCATCCAGCATCTTTAGAGACTGGTCAGCCCTGTCTTGCTGTTCTTGAAGCAATGGCGTGTGGACTACCTGTAGTAGGAACAATGCAAGATGACATATTCGTAAAAGGATTTTCAATATGTACAAGAGATGTTGATGTCATTGTAGAAAAAGTCAAAGAAGTTTTAGATAATTATGATGAATATTCTAAAAATGCAAGAGAGTTTGCAAAAGAAAGAGATTGGGAAAATATTTTTGACGAATTAGAAAAATATTATTATGAAGCAAAAGAGTTAAAATATACCAAGCCGTTTGACATGAAGGACCGGTTAATGTTTGCATATCAGAACACTGGTAATGTTTTTGACTTAAACATGAAAAAAAATCCTTATTTAAAGGTGACTGGTCCTATTTCTGCAACTTATAAAATTAATTTTATTGATAAAGACACCGATACTGTTCATTATTCTAATGTTATTTCTACTGGAGGATGGGTTGCTTGCGGTCTTGATTATTATATAAATTGGAGGGTTGAAGCAATAAATATCGAAACAGAAAAAATAGAATTTGAGTATGAACAAGACCTTACAAATAAAAATGTTTTTGTTTGGTTTGATTCAGTTGCATTGGGAGATACTTTAGCTTGGACGCCAGTTGTTGAAGAATTTCGTAAAAAACATAATTGTAAAATGTATTGCAGTACATTTTACAATGAGCATTTGATAGATTCATATCCTGAAATAACCTTTATAACTCCTGAATCTGGTTTTAATGATTTTGTATCTTCTTATAGAATAGGTTTTTTTGAGACTAGTACCCAATCCCCTGTAGATATGAAAGATGTTTCTTTGCAAGAATTATGTGCAGGTATTCTTGGAATTAAAGATTTTAAAGAAACAAGATGTAACATAAAAGTTAAAGAAACAGAAACAGAATTGAAAAAACCATATGTTTGCATTGGTATGCAATCAACTGCTCAAGCAAAATATTGGAATAATCCAGAGGGCTGGGACAAAGTGGTTGACTTTTTATCCAAAAAGGGTTATAATGTAGTATGTATTGATAAACATGAGTCATTTGGACAAGGAGAATATTTTAATAAATCACCTAAAAATGTGATAGGCAGGCATGGTCGAACTTTAGATCAAACGATAGCAACTTTAAATGGTGCTGAGTTTTTCATTGGATTGGGTTCTGGTCTATCATGGTTAGCGTGGGCTTTAAATAAATATGTAATATTAATATCAGGATTTAGTAATCCTAAATCAGAATTCTCTTCAAAATGTTTCAGAATTCATAATGATGCTGTTTGTAATAGTTGTTATAATCGACATAAATTTGATCCAGGCGATTGGATCTGGTGTCCAGATCATAAAAATACTGATAGAATGTTTGAATGTACTAAAACTATCACACCAGAAAATGTTTATCAAAAAGTGCTTAAAGTAATAAGAGTAATAGACAAAGAAAAACTGCTGAAATGATTAAAACTATAAAACCTCTAGATTTTGCAATTATCATAGAAGACATTGTTAGTAGTAAAAAAATGACATACTTGGATGCAATATCCTATTATTGTGAAGAAACACAAATGGAACCTCAAACAGTTGGAAAACTTGTTCAGGGTTCTCTGAAAGATAAATTAAGAGAAGAGGTTACAGCCTTGCATTATCTCCCAAAAACTGCTACAATACCAGGACTATGATAAAAATGGATCCGTTTGATTGCTATAAAGAATATGTTTCAATCAAGACTCATTTCCATGCTAATAAGTATGATTACTTTAAGCATAAAAAAAGAAAAATCTCATTTAATGCTTTTAAAAAACGCAACGATCAAATCTTTTTTGTGAAATTGTCAAAAAGTTATAAGGATGATGAGATATCGAAATTCTTTGTTGCTAACTTTATTGAGAACGAAAATTTGTGGATAGGTGATGCACTTGATTCACAAGCAGAAGTCAAATATAAAGAATGGCAAAAAAGAATACAAAGCATGAGTTATATTTTTAGTAATGATATTGATAAATTGTTGATCAAAGAAGATTTTGAAAATTGGTTCAAAATTAAAAAAGGTCAACATCCTTTATTACTGAAACAGGCGATTGCTAAATATATTTGTATGGAAACTTTTTCCATACTTAATATGATACTTAACTTTGTTCCTGACTGGGATCAAAAGATAAAAGAAACTTTTGTCTGGCCTCAGTTTAGAGATAAAGTTTTAAAATACACTCCATTTTTGGAGGTGGATAAGACGAAGTTTCGTAAGATTTTACGAGACAAAATTTAATATACAACTAATACAACGAATATTCCGATATACGAAAGGTAAATATGGCTACACTATCCGCACTAAAAAAATCCCGTGCATCCTTCATGCAAAATCTTCACAAAGAAATCGAGAAGATCGACACTCCTTCTGAATCAAAGAGTTATGTCGATGATCGATTTTGGAAACCTGAAATCGACAAGTCTGGAAACGGATTTGCTGTTATTCGATTTCTTCCCCCAGTAGATGGAGAGGATGTTCCATGGGCAAGAGTCTTCAATCATGGTTTTCAAGGACCAACAGGACAATGGTACATTGAAAACTCTTTGACAACTCTTGGTAAGAAAGATCCTGTTTCAGAGTATAATTCTCAACTTTGGAATTCTGGAATAGAGGCGAACAAAGATATTGCTCGTAAGCAAAAGCGCCGCTTAACTTACATCAGCAACATTTATGTTGTTTCTGACACAAAGAATCCTCAGAATGAGGGGAAAGTCTTTTTGTATAAATTTGGGAAGAAGATTTTCGATAAGGTTAATGATGTGATGAATCCCGAATTTGAAGACGAATCTCCTGTCAACCCATTTGATCTTTGGGAGGGGGCTAACTTCAAATTAAAGATTCGTCAAGTTGAAGGTTATCGAAATTACGATAAGAGTGAATTTGATAAAGGTACACAACTCGTAGATGATGAAACTGAACTTGAAAAGATTTGGAATTCAGAGTATGCTCTTACAGAGTTTACTGGTGATGATCAATTTAAGTCTTATGAAGATTTGAAAGCGAGATTGGATTCTGTTCTTATAGTAGAAACTAATCTTCCTGAGGTGCGTACTCCTGTATCTAAACCAAAAACTGCAGAAGAAAATTTTACTCCTCCTACGAATAAGGAAACATCTTCTGAAGGAGAAGATGAGGATATGTCTTATTTTGCTAAGTTAGCAGAAGATAATTAAACATATTTTTGAGTTTGTTCTTTGATTAACTTCATTGAACAAACTCATTCTATTATGCAATAGAGTCAATCATTCCTCCATTCAAGTTTGGAAAGGCGTTATCTGGGGTGCTATTTATAGTACTCCTCGAACTTGAATCGCTGAAAATGTTCATTCCTCCGGTGCTTCCTGTTTGGGTTTTTAAGGCATCTCTTTCTCTTTCCAGTTCAAGTATTTTTTTCCTCTGAAAATCTAATCGTAAAAATTGCTGTTCTTCTTTATCTGTCGATTTTAAGTCACCTGCGCCGTAACCCATACCTCCCCACATGCCAGTACCTACTCTTTTCGAAGCCAGAACGGAGGCAGATGCATCGTATTTGCCCATCCCAATACCCAGTTCTTTGGCGGCAATAGCATATGCTTTTCGAAGTTTTTCTGCATTCTGTCCCACACCATCTGTAGGGTCAGCCCTCAAAAGTCCTAGTGTGTGTTGGGTTTGTCGCTCTTCATCTGCATCCTGTGCATCCCGCACCTTCTGATTCCAATGTTTTTCTTTTTCTTTCCCAAAGAGTTTGCCCATTACAGAATTAGCTCCAGATGTACCTATCAAATCCTCTAGTGCTTTTCCTACCCATGTTGCAATAATTCCTATAGCACCTCCTATTACAATACCTGCAACTAATCCTACTGGTCCAAGTCCGAGCATTGCGGCTCCTCCAAAAAGTCCAGCCCCCAATAAAGCGTGTTTTAGATATGGACTGCTTTGTAAATATTTCCATAATTGAGTTTTCATGTGACCCGCAAGACTTCCTCCTTCTCCTTTTTGAGCTTTCAATGCTTCTGCTAAAACGGGTCCTCCTATTATTCCAGCACCAGCTCCCAATATCATACCAGCAATCATTCCTGCAGGACCAAAACCAGAAAATGCCGCCGCACCAAAAAATCCCCCCGCCCATGGCAGAGCCGAACCATCGAATTCGTCACTCATAAGATAATTTTTTAAGCCTTGCTTGAATGCTTTACCAATATCTTTCTCTCCACCTTCTTCTACTTTCATCATTTCTTTAATGGAGCCTGCTCCTATTATTCCAATACCTGCTCCAAGAATTGCTCCAGCTATCATTCCTGCTGGACCTCCAACTACTCCTAATTTCATACCTAAAACAGCCCCACCAGCTCCGGCCCATAAATTTATATTCTCCATCAAGTGTTCTTTTACTTTAGTCATTACGTTTTTGGAATTCATTTTTGATTTATCTTCTGCAAAAATATGATTTAGTCCAGATAATGCTCCTCCAAGAACTCCACCAATTATTGCTCCTCTTGGTCCTAATAATCCAAAACCGACCAAAGCACCTTTTCCAGCACCTCCTGCCGCGGCCCCTGCAAGACTTTTATAAGCTCCACCCGATGGAGAAAAATACGAATCCATAAATGCTGTAACACCACCACTAAAAGTTTTTTGATCAAATCCTGCTTGTAATGCTTTAATTAATGATGGTCCTGCAACCATTAAAGCTACGCCTCTTGCTAATTTAGGTAGCAATGCCAGACCCAAACTTCGTGGTAAAAATCTTCTTAATCCCCCAGGAATTCCTATAAGTGCAGTAGATAAAAAATTTCCCAACATTCCCATGAATCCTTTTCCTGAAAATCTTGGCATATCCAGTTTGGATTTCATGTTTACAGCTTTTCTTTTATCTGCTTTCCCCTCAAGCCGATCCTCTTTCTCTCTTCTGTTGTCTGCTTGATCTTCTTGTACTCCCTTTAGCAAGAACCCTTTCATGCTTTGTAGCACATCAGTTTGTACTTCTAAATGGGTCTGAAGACCTGCAAAATTATGCTTATTCTGATCTTTAAGTTCATTAACAAGACTTTGAAAATGTGAATAGTTGTGGGGTTTACGAGCCATTACTGCCTTCTCTGATGTTCTTCATTTTTTCTGTTTTCTTCTTCTATGTGGGATATTAACATTTCTACGTAAATGTCTCTTTCAAAGGGTATTAGATTTTCTATCTCTGTTAAACTATATTTATGATGTTGCATTAACTGAAAGGTTAGTTGATAATAGTTTGTTAAATTATTATGACTACATATCATAAAAAAAAATCGGCAACTCCGTTTAAAGTTTGTTTTTCATGACAATTGCATTTCGAACAAGTAAATTCGATATCATATAATAGAGCAGGCATTGTATTGAAAAATGTTTTAAGTTTTTCAAATTGATCACTCGTTAAGCTATTAACAAAACTAGTCATTTCTTCTTTAGTATGATCATTCGCACTAAAAATTTCGTCACCAGAATATATGTTATCAATACAATCAATGATAACGGCAAATAATTCGTTTACAGTTGAAACATCTTCTACATCTTCTAATTCCGACATTCGATTGTAAACAGACATGGTTGGATATTTCATATCAATTGAAATTGCATCTGTCAATTTAACGAGTTTAGAATGTTCTTTATTCGTAGTAAGTTTTAAATCAGTTAGATTTATTTTTATTTTGCTGACACCATCGCACTCTTCATCTTTACTATTTTTTCCTTCAAAATGCCCCATTTGTATTTCAATTTCTTCACCAACAGATTTTGATCTTATCTTTAACAATGCCATTTGTAAATCAAATAATGGTAAGTTATCAGCATTAACGTTTTTAGATAAAATACAATTATTAATTATTTGTTTTGAAGTGTGTACTATCTCTTGTTGATCCCCTGCTTCCATGGCCATTAATAAAAGTTTTTCTTCTTTGACTAAAAAGGGTCTATATGTTATTGGATCTTTTATTGATAGCAAGTTCATTTCAAATGTTGGTGCATCAATTACGGGTAAACTCATTATATCTCCATTTTTTAATTATGTTTGAAATCCTTCAGACTGACCAAGCGAACCGCCTAAATCTTGTTCTTTTGGCAATTGTTTCCATCTTCGATATGCGAATGTAACACTAAGTCTGGCATATTCATTATTTTGGCTCCATCCCAAATTTATTGCCCCTACATTTAAAGGAAATGCTTCCATAAAAATTATGCTATAGCTTGGTTGATTTCCTTCTGTAAACGTTTTTAAGCGAATATCAGTTATATAATCTTCATAGTATGAAGCATCATACATTTCGGGATCGACTATCTGATTCTGCCAATCATCAAAAAATTCTTTTTCTTCCCAACCGTTCGCCGTACAAATAAATGTCATTGTAGTATCAATAAACATTTGACCATAACCTATTTTTCTTACGGGTCCATATAATTTATCTTCAACTGTGAGTATGGTTTTACCTGGAAGTTCTGCCTGTTCGCAGAGAAGAGTTAACGAACTGGTTTGGAATCTTGGAATAGTAACTTCGTATCTATTGACTGGTGCAGGACCACCATGAAACGCTAAATTATTTCTAAATGTGTCTATGTTTAAAGGCATTATATCATTCTCCTACTATCTCCCCAAACGACAAGTTTGTTTTCTTTTTTAAATCTTTCTGTTGGTAAAAATAATGCAATTTCTTTTTCATCTTCGTCTACAATTACAACTCTAGATGTTATGTGTTTATATAAATATCTTTTTACTGTTGGTTTAAGCTCTTTAATTCTTGAAAGTGCTTCATAATTTACGCTTTTAGAACGATCAATAGCATCCATCAATTTTGCTCTAAGCAATGGTGGAAGATAATGAAAATTTAAACCAAGAAATCCATTACCATACATTTTCACACACAAGATCAATGGAAATCTATCATAATATTTCATTTTTTCTTTAGTTTTTGGATCATAAAAATATGATGCCATCGCACCTGGTAATATTGTTCCTGTGCCTGATTTTTTAGCAGTTTTATAAAACTCGTCTGCAGTATCGACTTCACTAAATCTACTTCTCAATTCTGATCTCAGGGCGCCAACTTTTCTACGAAACCACTGTGATGCATTACGTGTTTTTGGTTGCCCCTCATTTCTTCTTAGTGCATTTTTTAATCTATCTAAAAATGTTTGATCTTGTTGTGCCATAGTTATATTTAGCTAAAAAAGATGATCTTCCGTAATGATCTTAAATCTCCATTTTCTGTTTTTACAAAACTCTGTAGCCGCCCTCCATTTTGCTTCATTTACACCAAATGTGTATACTTCGGATAAATATCTTTTAGTAACTCTTTTGGGTTTTTTGGGAGGAGATGTTTGTTTTTTAGGTTTGACTTCTATAACAATGCATTCTGTTAGACCATCTTTCCTTTTTATTTTAATCCAAAAATCAGGAAAATATCTATGCATTCTTTTATCAATAGGAGATTTATAGGGCACAACTACTTCTTCACTTGACCATTCGATAACCATAGGATTTCCTTCACAATAATTCATGAATTTTTTTTCCCATAAAGAACGGTAAGTTATTTTAGTAGGATCTCCCTTATATTTTTTTAGATTCTTTACTTTATATTTTCCTTTGTAACTCATGCTAAATATTATGTATAACAAGGAGAATAATGTCTACAGATGCGGCCACTAAATTAGCACGACTAATTAATGTAAGAACAGGTGTTCCTGTTCACAGATTTCCAGAAAATATTGGGTCTTCTGGAGCAGAACCAGAATCAAGAAAATTTTGTTTATTTGAATTTATTACTCTTGAAGAAGGGAAATCAAGAATTTCTTCTTGTGTAGTGTTGCCTTTTCCAGAAATAAATGATGCTATTAATGTAAAATATGATAATGTTGAATTTGATGTTGTTGGCGCAATCGCAGTAGGAGCTTCAGCAGGAAATGTAAGCATAGACCGGTTATCTAATATTGCAAAAACGGGACTATCTTCTTTTAATGCAGGAACATTTGCCAGAATAGCTTCAGATGTAGTATTAAGTGGAACTCCTGGTTTAAAAGCAGGAGTTGCAAAAGGATTAAATACAATACAAAACCCTTATATTACAAATGTATTTAATAGTGTAGGATTTAGAGAATTTTCTTTTTCTTTTGTTCTTATACCTAAAAGGGCCCATGAAAGTGAACATATAAAAAAAATTATTGAAACTTTTAAAAATGCAATGTTACCAGAAAAAATAAGAACAAACCGAACCGATGAAATGGGTTCTCAAAGTACAGGTATTTTAACAATGCCCGATAAGGTTAATATTTCATTTTTTCCTACTACTGGAAATTATGGTAAAACAAATAAGGACAAGTTAATAAAAATTCGAAAAGCAGTTATACAGAATTTTACAATTGATTATTCAGCAGGAACGCAAAATCCTACTTTCTATAAAGGAACAAATGCTCCATTAACTGCTACATTAAATGTAACTGTTAAAGAAACTGAGATTTATACTAAAGAAAGATGTTTTGAAGATTATGGTGCTATGTATGGTATAAGCGGAGAATAATATGGCCAGAAGAAAAGATCCGAGTAGGAGTTTAAATAGAATAGTAGGCGCAAAAAGATTTGAATATCCTAAGGGGATTGCTACGGCTGAAGGGTTGCAACATTTTATGGTAATATCAGAATTGATATTCAATCCACCCAGCAAAAGTAATGATGCATTTAATGGACAGACTGGTATGGAAGAAGTTACTTCTGGTAATGAATCAAGTCATTTTTATGATCGGGGTAAAAGTTTTGTTTTACATTTGCCTGTTGGTTCATTAAAAACACAATAT